CTTCGTGAACATTTAAAGTTAAAGCCTATTCTTCCTAGTTGTTTAGGGAAGACAATGGTGACTAGTAATGATTGACACTATGATGGTACATAGTGTTAGTTCTAGCACTAAGAATAATGCAGCTAGATTCTCACACAATAGTATACAAGGACACTTCCATAGTAACTTTGAGATTAGCTATGCAGCAGACACTAATCAGATTAGATGGGCTATGACCGTAGGATGTTTAATGAATCCAGATGGTGTAGCAGCTAGGTATGGGTCAGGTATAATATTAAAAAGACCTATACTAGGATGTGGTGTAGTAGTAAGTAGTAAGGGTAACTATTTAATTATCAGTGACTTACACATACCGTACCACCACCGTGATGCTTTTAGTTTCCTAGAATCTGTGTCTGAGTATTATGATTGTAAAGTAATACTTAATGTAGGAGATATGATTGACCACCATGCGGGTAGCTACCATGAGTCTGAGCCTGATGCTCTTAGTCCAGAGGAAGAGTACTATCAGTCTATGGAGTACTGTAATGAGTTACAAGATATATTTCCTAGCATGATTATAACCGAGGGCAATCACGACAAGATACCACAGAGGAAGCTAAAGACTTGTGGACTACCTGCGTCTATGGTGTATGATTACAATAAACTATATAAGCTAGATGCTAAGTGGAAGTGGGTAGACAAGTATACGTTTAATTCTAATGGAGGACAGCCTGTACTAGTACCTATGGTACTTAATCAGAAAGGGAGATGGAATAAGAAAGTACATGGGAGTAAAGTAGGATGACTCTCACACTAGATGAAGTTAAGAAGTGCATCTCTAGTCAGTATGATCCAGACTTAATAGTAGAGATACTAGAGATTACCACGGAAGAACTATTGGAAAATTTCCATGATAGACTAGTGGATAATTTAAATAAATTTGAGATAGAAGGAGATTAATTTTAATGAAGTTATATGAAGATTATATTCATCAAAGTAAATACGCACGGTACTTAGACGAACAACAACGTAGAGAATCGTGGGATGAAACTGTGTCTAGGTACGTAGATTACTGGGTTGATAAGGGGCTTATAGAAGGGGAGGATATAGCAGACATAGGTACAGCTATAGCTGACAAGAGAGTCATGCCTTCTATGAGAGCTATGATGACTGCGGGTAAAGCATTAGACCGTGATAATGTAGCGGGATATAACTGTTCATACTTGCCAGTAGACCACCCTCGCGCCTTTGATGAAGCACTATATATACTGTGTTGTGGTACTGGTGTTGGCTTCTCAGTTGAGCGTAAGTTTACTGATAAGTTACCTGAAGTAGCTGAAGAGTTCCAAGATACTGATAGCACTATAGTAGTAGCAGATAGTAAACTAGGTTGGGCTAGTTCATACAAAGAGTTAATATCATTATTGTATAATGGTAGAGTACCTACATGGGATACTTCCAAAGTTAGAAAGAAAGGAGAGAGGTTAAAGACCTTTGGTGGTAGAGCTAGTGGTGCTGAACCTCTGATTGACTTGTTCCAATTCACTACTTATATATTTAAAACAGCCGCAGGGCGAAGGCTAACTCCGTTGGAGTGCCACGACTTGATGTGTAAAGTAGGAGATATAGTTGTAGTAGGTGGTGTTCGTAGGTCAGCGATGATTAGTTTATCAGACCTAGAAGACAGTCAAATGAGAACAGCTAAGTTTGGTAGATGGTCGGACGCTAACCCACACAGAGCATTGTCTAATAACTCAGTTTGCTATGAGTCTAAACCTACTATGGAGCAGTTCATGGAAGAATGGAAAGCATTATACATGTCACACTCAGGTGAGCGTGGTATATTTTCTCGTGCTGCTGCTAAAAAGCTATCACCTAGTCGTAGAGATACTAACTTTGACTTCGGGACGAACCCTTGTAGTGAGATAGTTCTGCGTCCAAATCAATTCTGCAATTTAACAGAGGTAATTGTTAGACCAGATGATGATCTTGATTCTCTCAAAGAGAAAGTTAGATTAGCTACTATACTAGGTACGCTACAGGCTACACTAACAGACTTCAGATACCTACGAGGTATATGGAAGAAGAATACAGAAGAGGAACGCTTACTTGGTGTTAGTATGACCGGAATAAGTGACCACCCTGTGTTAATGAATGAGAAATCTATAGACCTACCTAGATGGTTGGAGGAACTAAAAGATGTTTCCATTAAGACTAATAAGATATGGGCAGATAAGTTGGGTATTCCTGAAAGTACCAGTATTACTTGCGTTAAGCCTAGTGGTACTGTTAGTCAGCTTTGTGATACTGCTAGTGGTATCCATCCTCGTTACAATAGCTACTACATTAGACGAGTACGACAAGATAACAAAGACCCTCTGACAAAGTACATGGATAAGACTGGTATACCAAATGAACCGTGTTCTATGAAACCAGATACTACTACTGTATTTGAGTTTCCAATGAAAGCTCCTAAAGGAGCGTTGACTAGAACAGATAAGTCTGCGATAGAACAGCTTGAGCATTGGTTAGTGTATCAAAAGTATTGGTGTGAGCATAAGCCAAGCATAACTGTTTATGTACGTGAGGATGAGTGGATGGAGACAGGTGCATGGGTGTATAGTCACTTTGATTATATGAGTGGAGTTTCATTCTTACCATTCGACAATGGGTCATACAAACAAGCACCGTACACAGACTGTACAGAAGATGAGTACAACGATGCGTTAAAAGCAATGCCAAAAGATATACAATGGAGCAGTATGATTGAGATGGAAGACAACACAACTAGCAGTCAGGAGTTAGCCTGTACTGGAGGAGCATGTGAACTATGAGTAAAGATATAAACAGTAACTACTATGATGCAGGTGATATAGAAGTTTTAGATGTCATTAAAGCAAAACTTACACCCCCTCAGTATGAGGGGTACTTGCTAGGTAACTCTATTAAGTACAGCCTAAGACTTAACTGGAAAGGTAGTAAGGCTAGAGATGCAGAAAAGTTAAAGAACTACAGTGAGTGGTATTATCACTGCATAAACCAACCTATTAAAGAGAGAACAGAATAGGAGATATATATATGAATGTAGTTGACATAAGTGAAAAAAAAGATAATATAGAACTATATCGGGCTGTCATAAGAACCTCTTCTAAGGGAGAGTTAGTAACTTACTTTACAGGGTATTTGTTTGATAAAGAAGAAGGGCTACCTGATACCATTTTCTTTCTTTATAATGAAAAGATTAGTGAAACACCTCATCTTATGATTAACATGGCTAATATAGAGTTCATCGAGATGGAGCTTATAAAGGATGATGATGAAGAAGATGATAACTATACTACAGAACAGGAAAGAAACGATGATTAAAATGAGATGTGGTTTAAAGTGTCCTGAGTGTGGTAGTTGTAACACCGAGTACAGAGAAGGACATAGGCAAACTTCAGATACACCTGCTGAACTTTCTGGATGGGAGTGTATTTGTGGTGTTTGTTTTGAAGAGGACAGTGTTAATTATGACGACTGGTAAGACTAGTCAAGGAGATAGGTAACTTAAATGAGAGATGATCTATGTGATAATTGTCATAGGAAAGCACCTCTTAAACTAACAGTTGGGTTTCAGATGCTATGTGTTGTATGTATGCACGACCAGTTTCAATATCCTTTAATGGATGCTTTGGAAGAGAAAGAAGCGAATGATATGAAACAAGAAGCATTGAAGAAACTAGCAAAAGACTTTAATAAAAAACTAGGGAGAGATAAACCAGATGAATAGTATACCAGTTATCAAAGAGTGGAAGAGTATAGATGGTGCATTGCGGGGAGTTATTAGAAACGGTACGTTATTACTTGACAAGAATAGCCAAGTAATATTACGTACCGAAAATGTAAGACTACTTAATTTAACTGAGTAATAGTATCAATGATACTATAGTTTTAGTAAATTCTTTCTGTCTTTTCCTGTGTTTATAACCGAAGCTCCGGTGAATAACCCTGATTTCATATTTGACGCTTTATACGATGGTGTCTTGTTTTGTAGTAAACCACCTACTGCTGCTCTAGGAGCAAGTAATCTAACACCTACTTCAGTTGCAGCAACCATAGGGTGTCCTGCTATTAATGAAGCAGCAGCTACTGCCGTATCAAACATAGTTAAATAACCTGTTGCGCCTTTAACATCAGCAGCAGCCTTTGGAAAGGTCTTTGCAAAATCAGTTACTAGTTTTACACCTCCTGTAAATCCATCACCTTTAATCTTACTTCCTTTTGACGCTCTATCGGATAAAGAAACTAGTGTTGGTAGGCTTATCAAACCTGTTACAGGGTGCATAGCTGTTTCCACAACATGTATCTTTGCTAACTGTTTACGAGCATTTTTATATGCTGTCATTAGTTCAGGTTTCCCAACAGCAGCTAAGTGACTTTCCATCAAATCTTCTAAAGCAGTAGCTATAGCCATTCTACCTGACGCAGACTTAGTATCTGATGGTTTAGAATTTGGGTTTTTATATACTGCTTTAGCATCTCGTCTAAGGTTACTTATGTTTCTCATCATTATTTCAGGGTCAAACACTTTTTTACTTAACTGTTCTTTAAATAACCCAATAACTTCTTTGTATGATTTGTTTAGTTTAGGGTCATGCTTAAACAAAGATTCTACTTCTTTTAAGTAACCTGTAAGTGTATCTTTAAATGTTTTTGTTGGAGCGATCATATCGGCATAGCTTTTACTAGAAACAGATTGTTTACCAGTTATAAAGTCTTTTTTACCAAATGTATTAACTACTACTTTTCCTCCTTTTAGACCTCGACTAACTTCAGCGTATATAGCGTAATAATTTTGCTTTGCAATATCTAAGTTACCACCTATATTAGGATTTATAGGCTCATTTGGTTTAATTCCAATATCTTTTTTTATAATATCCGTAGCTTTATTCGTGTTAAATTCTGACAATGCTTTGTTTGTTTTTGTCATTCCTGATATTTGAGATTTAACACCCGTTTCGGCAGGGGTTCTTAGTCCTACTGCCTGTGCTTCTGTTCTAGCATTGTCTATAAGTATGTTTCTGTCTTTGTCTCGGTTTAATGCTTTTTGTTTAGTATCTTTAAGTTTCTGGCTGTGCATTTTTGCACCTATAAAAACAGGAGCGTGGATAACACCTTCTCTAATTGCGTTAGCAAGCATACCTAAAGGAGAGTCACCTGCCTCGTCTTCACCAAAACTACCAAGATAATCCGCAGTAGCGTGAATTCCCTTACCTACTAAATTAATAGGATTCCACATAGTTGTCGCTAGAAAATCCCCTACATCTGTTTTAGTGTCATAGGTCATGGCTTCTTGTACGTTTTGTTTTACTTGAGCAGGATCTACATCACTTATACCAAGAGCGTCTACACCTACAGCACCTAACCCTGCTAAATCTGAAGCAGTTTTAGCTAACATGCCTGATCCCATATTAAGAGCGTAGTCAAGGGGTGCTAATGCGTTACCAACTTGTCCCTTTACAACATCGATAGTTTTGTCTGACAATGACTTAGGATCTTCTTGTGTCTTTGGTACTCCAAAGTCAGACTCTTTAGCTAATCCTATTCTAATAGCTTCTTGTTTAATCTGAGCATCTGTGGCATCCGCAGGGACATCCTCCATTATAGCACCGTTAGGAAGTTCAATCTCTATTTTTTTTAATTCATTCATTATCTATCTGCCCCCCACTTTTTACGAACACGAGGTGTTCCGCCCTCATCTTCAGGAAGGTTTGATAATGCACGTTTAATATTGTCTTGAATGATTTGTTCTTCTTCTTTAAAACCATCTATTCTGTTTTGCATTTCCATTTTCATTAACTTTACAACCGCAGAGTAAGATTCATGGTCATACTTGGTAGACAACATCTCGTTTGTTTCTTTTCTTAATGCATCAGAAACTGGGGTATTACCCATAGAACCTGACATAATCTTAGCAAATTCACTAACAAACGCCATGTTAGCTGCGTAAAACTCTGCCGTATCTGGATCACCTGTAATATTTTTCTGACCTTTAATAAGCCATTTATCAACAGCAGGTATACCTATTCTATACACTTTTTTAGATAATCCTAATGCTATATCAGCGTTTTTTACAGCTAGTTTTTCAAATGCCTCTGCCGATCTAAATTGTTTGGCTATTTGTTTACCGGCAGCATTATTGAAAGTTATAATTTGTCTGTTCACCACAGCTTCTGTGTTTCCAGTTCCTCTTTCAGCAAGTATTTCAGCAGCCCTGTTCGCTACTTGCATCCTAGCTATAGAAGCATTTTCACTTCTTCCAAGACTAGGCATTGCGCCTGTAGCTAAAAATTGTTCTGCATTTAAATCAATAGCTGCATCAGTTAATCGACCTGTATTATCAATAGGCTCGTAACCCGCTAACTTATTAACCTTAGATTCAAACAACTCAACCTGATGCTTAAGCTCTTCATTTTCAGGGTCTGCTTTTAACTTAGCTTTAGCTAGGTTTAAAGGAATCATTCCCTTCTCAAGATCAGTTAGCATAGCATATTTCATTCTCTCTTCTGCTAATTCATCCTTAGTTGCTAATCTCTCTGCTTTTACTATATCAGCCAGATGTTTCTTTATTGCTTTGTCCCTAGCTACAGGATCATTCTTGTAAAGATCTGAGGTATACTGGTTTTGTATTGTAACAGGCAATCTAGAGAAAGAAGTGTTATCTATGCTTAAGTGAAGATCTACTTTTTCTTCAGAAGTTAAATCTTTGTTATTAAGAACTGAAGGTGCTATATATGACGTAAGTGAGCTAGGATCGTTATTGAGCATTTCAACTGCTTGTTCATCTGTCAACATAATCTCGTTTCCATCACGGTCAAAATAAGGCTTTGGTTTACCTACTTTCGCGGTAGATGGAGCTGTGTATGGCTGAATAGAATCGGGGTTCTCATCTGCCACAGCGTTAGCGTCCTCGTTATTTAACATAGTAACTTTACCGTCGACTATATAAGGCTGTAATTTAGATGGCTTATCTCCCACTTTTGGAACAGGGACAAACCTATTGGGGGATACTTTATTTATAGCAGAAACATCAGCGTCTGTCATTGTAACGTCTTTTCCTGTCACTGTGTCACGAAAAGGATTTAAAACAATTTTAGCAGCCGTTGGGTTTCTAGATGCGTAAGCAGAAGCCTTGTCTTTATCTATTGAAGCCATCTGTTTCTCGTAATTAATTCCTGTATCTAAAGCGGATAGTGCCTCTTGTGTGTATCCCGCAGCAGCTAATTCTGTAGCTGCTGATTTAAAAAAGTCAGGAGTACCAAATTTGTGTTGACTAGATACTCTGTCTTTAATACTGTTAATATCAGATGCACGTTTAACCTCTGGATTAAGGGTTACAGAATCTCCTAGAAGCCCTGATTTGTCTATACCTGCTCCTATTAGGTTTCCACCTCTACGCATGTTATAAGACCTATTAGCCCTTACCTGAGAGCGTATATCGTTTATAGGATCATATCCCATACGAGGGTTATCTGCGTTAGCGTTCTGTCTAGCTTTAGCTTCTTGTAAAGCTATTACGTCATTTTCTGTTTCAAATAAAGTAGCCATTAGTATGCATACCCGTTGTTATATTGATTCCCCATAAAATAACCACCACCCCTATTACCTGCATATGTTGAACTACCTAGTAAATTACCAGTAGAAGCATACGGAGACCTAGCTAAATAATTACCAGTAGTTCCATAGTTTGGATTAGACAATGAACCTCCTATAAATGGAGTAGTGTTACCACCACCACCACCTAACCCACCTATAGCCTGACCTGCATACATATCAAGCGGTGCGCCTATATCATTCCAGAAAGACATACTATCAGCATAGTCTTGTGTATCAGATTGATACTGTGCTTGCCTAGCTTTGTCAACGCTTCTAGTTAAATTGTTAAATTGAGTCATATCATTATTTAATTGACCAGTTCCACCTTGAAGTAGATTAATCAATAATCCACCTGTAGATCCTTGCCTACCAAATAATGTATTTTCTCTATTTTCTCCTGATTGTAACAAGTTAAGGATGTTTGCTTCTCTATTAAACTCTTGTTCTGCTAACATTTTGGCACTCATATCTCTTTGAGCAGAGGTTACACCAACCCCACCTGACGCTGCATTTTGTACTTCTAATAGTCTGTTTAAATTTGAATTTTCATTTCTATCAAGTACGCCTTTCATCAACCCATATCGTTCATCTGCATAGTCGCGTATATTAAAATCATTATAATCAGATAAAGATTTATCATATGTACTTTGATAGTTATCTGCAATACCTTGACCCTGCGGGGTAAACCCAACAGTCCCAGACCCTACTTTACTATTAGGGTCAAAGTTATAATTTGTGTTATATAAAAGACCTTGTGTGCCTTGTGACTTAGCCATTGTTGACCCTAAAGTAGGAGCATCAGGTCTATCTTCTCCAAATAACTTTCCTAAAATAGCACCAAAAAAAGCAGGAGAAGTCCAAAATCTTTGAAAGTTAATTAATCTAGTTATTGGGTTCATTTATTCTATCCTCTGTTAATTTTAACATTTGGTCATTCTGTTTAGCCATTGTATTTCTAAACGATTCTACTGCTGCACCTGTCTGTCTAGCTTGTTGTGCGTTCTCTATAAGTAACATTGGCATAAAAGTCATAGCACATCCAAAGTTATCTACGTCTTCTCCAGACTGTGGATTTTTACCTATGATGTGTGTGTACCACTGACACCCATGTTCTAAACATTCATCTCCAATTAATGGACATATCTTTTTCATTGTTAATCCTTAGAAGCTATGATTAAATCTAAATACTTTATGTTCATAGTTAGATCATGATCATGCTCTGCATTACCACCAGTAGACCCTGATGTAGCAGCAGCAGGTTGAACATTTCTATTGACACCCCCACCACGTTCTTGTAAAGCTCCATTAGGGTAGTCATAAGAGTGAGTATGTGCGGGTAACTCAGACACAGTTAGAGCATGTCCTTGTGTTGATATACTAGAACCAAACACAGAAGTAAATGCAGTAGCACCATGTGTCCCATCAGACCATGAACTGCTAGTAACAACACGCAATGCGTGGTCATTAAGACTTGCCGTTGTTACTCTAGTCCACCCTGTAGGGGCTGCTGTTTGATAGAACACCATCTTAGTACCAGAAGGAAATCCACCAACTCCACCATCTTGTAAGTCACCTGTGGCAGATAGAGTTGCGACATTACCAGCAGAACTAGGTACTGCTTTATTAGCTTTACTTCCTACTGCTGTAACTATAGCGTCAAAGTCATCATCGACCTCACTTCCCTTTATTAGTTTACTAGGATTACCAGTACTTAAACTGTCTTTTGCACTAAAATCATTAACCCTTGAATAATCCGTCACGTTGCTGAACCCCTTGCTAGTCTACCTAGCTTAATATATATTATAACTCTGGATATACAAAAACCAGAGCCATCGATGTTAACATCTAATCCTAATTGCATTGTGTCACCACTACCACCATGTTGCACCATAGCAAATCTATTTTCAGTATCACCAGACCACTCAGCTAAACCCCATTCACCCGATGACCACTCTGAACCAGAAGAAGCAGTTAGTGTTTTTGTTCTTCGATATACACTATCTTTAAAATCATAACCTATTGTAAAATCTACGTCATACCCAGTACCACCTAGAAAGTAGGCGTTATACTTTTTAACAAACTTAACTCTACTTCTAAGTGATGGGTCAATTTCTCCCATGTCTATCCAAGCAGACCTCCAAGATAGTAGGTATGGTTTATTTATAATAAACTTACCCTGTTCTAAACCATACTCATTGTATCCAGAATATACTCCAATCGCACCTGCTTTAGCTAAATTAAGTTTACCATCTCTAGTAAGTGCCATGCTTTGTACGTTTATTGCAGTCCAAGTTGTAACTCTAGGTGGACTAAATCCATCTTTTATATTAAATGATTTTTTAAAATCAAAACAATAAATTAAGTCTCCTACTTTTAATACGTAAATACCTAACTCAGGGCTATACTCAGATTTAATAGCTGTATCATCTGTAGCAGTTGGTAGATTACTACGAACTTCATTTATTAATTCATCTCTTATAAATACAGACATTTCTTGCAGTGGTACTTTTTCTAACTGTATTGTACGACCTAATGCCCTGAGTCCTTGAAAAGATAAGAATATTACTTCATCACCTATATTCTTAACAGAGTCTCTTGCAATACAACCAGTACCAACAACCTGATCAACTATAGATAACTCACTTGGCACGTTTATATTATTAAATATTAAAGTATTAAATCTTGAGAATATAACTAAGTTATTATTAAATGTTGCTATTGCCGTAATAAAGTCATCGTTTCTTGCAAACACTAAACTAGTGTCTATTGACCCACCACCATTAACTGAGTCAAATTTATGTGAAAATCCTAAAGCAGAGTAATCAATAGTTGTTCTATCTTCTCTTAAAGCAAATACTCTACCATATGCTGATAATACTTCTTTTCCTTTTGGCATATGTACAGTAGTCCACACTGCGGTATTGTCTGATGTACTTGCACCATTAGCAGTTGCCCACGTTGGCTCAGAGCTACCAGATGTTCCTGCTGTCTTACATACTAGATAATAAGTAGTAGTAGGTGACGCTGCTGCTTTAACTGTTGCTCCTAACGCATAGGCTGTTCCTGTTGCATATGCTGCATGTTTGCTGTGTAGCGTAGCAAAGTCAGTAGCTGACCCATCCCAATATATAGGGTCTTCTCCTTGTGCAAACCCTATTACTTCTGATTCAAAGTTTTGAAACTTCCAATGTGTTTCTGAAACAGCTATAGCACCATTCCTTTCTACTAGAGTACCTTCTCCTGTACATATTCTACCTACTAGTACAGTTGTCCATCTAGCAGTATTGTCTGCTGTAACTGCTGCATCAGCAGCGTTCCAACTAGGCTCAGTTCCGGCTGATGTACCCGCAACACTACAAACTAAAAAGTAGGCTGTAGTTGGTACTGCTGCTGCTCTGACTACATCTCCTACTGCATATACTTTAGATGCAGCCCAGTTAGTGCTAGTTCTAGGCTCACCTGTTACTGAAATCATATGAGTAGTTGCAGTGTCTTTAACATATTCAAACAAAGTATCTACGCTAGGGTGTCCTAGTACTGGATTTGTTGTTGTTTTCTTAAACGCTTCTCTAGCACACAGCCTACCAAAAGCATCAAATATGCAGTTATCTGCAATCTGCGCCCAGTCAGCAGATAAACCACCGGCATATGCCTCTGAACTAATTCCTCGATTAGCAGGTAGATCTATATTTAATGGTACAAGAGGTTGGCTAGGCATTAAACTACCACCCAATCACCTTCAGCACCGTCATCTGCTGAGTCATAGTGAGATCTATCTCTTGATATAGCAGTTGCTAGATAGTCATTGTATTTTTTAGTTACTTCATCAAACAACTGACCACCATCTTCACCTCGTTCAGATATACACCTAGCCCACGTTCCGTGCATTATAGCAGTCTCAGCACATGATAAAACAAGAACACTAATATCAGTAGTTAAAGGTTCTTGTGGATTATATGCCCAACATGTAAAGTCATATACTGTATCTGGTACTGGATATAATTCTATAATCATATCACCTTGATTATCATACCCTCTAGTTCTCCAGTAGGAAGGTGATGACTGTTGTTGTGTTCCTAATTTAGTAACTCTATTAAAGTACTTATCAGACATGTTCCGTAATTCGCTATCTGAAGATGTATTGTATACTCCTAGAATCTTAGTTCGTTCATTACTAGCGTCTTCTGTGTCGTATCCTTCTACTTTAGTCACTTGGAATAAGTTACCATCTGAGTCAATTACAGACAGTGCTGTTGATGTTATATCAGCGTTACCTAGATTATATAATGACTTTCCAGATGTAGTACTAAAATTAAGTTCTGTTCTTAGTTGACTCCATGTCCACGCACTTTCTACTTCTTCTTTAACATCATTAAGAAACTCACCTACCATAGCTGCATATGGAACATCTGCTATGTTTTGCGAAGCAGTTAATTGATCTTCTCTTAATCGTAGAAGTATCTTATTTACTATCTGTTTTCTGGTAACATTTGTTGCCATTAGTAAAACCTCTTTATTATTGCTTCCATGACATTAGATTTTGTTGATGGTATAGGTACAGGTATTTCATAATTTTCACAGAACAATATTGATTTAACTAAGTTCATGTTTATATCTAGTATATTACCACCGTTTTTCTTTAATACAGTTAAAGCATGTAGAGCATCTACTACTATAGTAGTACCAAAATAATCTACTTTAGCTGTACCTTCTTTCAATTCTTTTACTGCTTCTTTCTTTTTCTTCTTTACTACCATAACATATTTCTCCTATGGGGATATGTATTATTAAATAAGGGGAGAAAGTCTCCCCTATTCTTTTACCAACTTGGACTTGCTACTAGTATCTTCATAACTCCTGCATTAAGTGCATCTGCTGCAAACTCACCTTTGTCTGCTTGTATATATACAGACACAACATTTGCTGCTGTTACTGCACACAACATAGTTGCTTGGTCAGTTCCATCACTTAAATCTACATTTATACTATGTGCTACTACAACATCACCTAGCGAAACGCCGGGAACTGCTAAAGTTACTGTAGCTGTATCATTGGCTGCTATTGCATCTTGGTCTGCCCAAGTTGCTGTTAGCTTCCACATCTGTCCACCAAACGCACCACCGAATTGCTCTCTGCCTTGTACAGCAGAATTGAGTGTTAACGTATTAGCCATTACTCATACCTCCTATTAAAGTGAGGGGAGTATTACCTCCCCTCTATTGGTTATGCAGGGACTACGAAAGCCAATGCAGCGTCATCACGCATTTCACCAACACCATAAAGAGTATCAGCAGTAAATAAATCACCAAGCCATTCTTGCTTGTATTGTGATTGTGTACGTACAGATAGTTGTTCTACGTGAACAAATGCCGATTTGTGCAGTAACATACCTGCTCGGAATGGAGTATCCGTAGGGCTAGATGAGTTCCAATCAACCGTGTGACCTAGCTCATCTACAAATGAAGCACCAGTAGGAGCAGAAGCAGTAAAAGTAACAGACTGAGTGCTAGTCTGGTTATTAACATGAATCCACGGACACTGAGTTGAAACATATACAGGTATTCCATATAAGTCACCAACTAAACCAGTACGAATTGCATTACCATCAGATAACTCACCAGTAAATGCTTGCTCTGTAAATCGTGAAAGACCTAATAGGTTATTCTTTTCTACAGGAGGTATAATAAAATAACGTTCTGACATTGGAACATCAAAATCATCTAATGTCTGAACCATTTTACGAATACCTACATCGGCAAGTGCTGTACCATTACCAGTACCTGAACCGGCAGCACCAGAAAAGTTAGTTGATCCATCACTACCTAGTACTGCTTTTTCGTAGGAGTTTGTTGCTCCTGCAATAGAACCACTGTTAACCGATGCACCTAGTAATTGTAGATCTTGATCTACTTGTTGAGCAAGTGAATAACCTGCATCATCTGTGTAGAATCTACGATAACTATCTATTGCTTGAGTAGCTGTAATATCTTCAATCAATCGAGAGTACTCATAGTGTTTGTTTATAGTAACATTAACATCACTTTCTGTGTCAGCAATTAAAGTTACTTGAGTTTGTGCAGCTTTTAAAGATGCAGCCCCTCTAGTTCCTTTAGGAATGTTTAATGTATCGCCTTTCTTACCACTATGGGATATTTTAGTAACTAAATTAGCTACTACTAAGTTGCTTTTAAAAGCACCTATAATTTCATCACTCCATATCTCAGGTATAAATTTATCCTGAGTAGTATTAGTGACATGATTTGAACCTAAAGCCATGATATATGTCTCCTATATCGTTATCGAACTCTACCTTCTACGTAGGCTTGTCTGATTTCATCAGCCATTTCCCAGTACTTAGTCGGATTCTGAGTTCGTAGATTAATTATTTCTTTTCGTTTAAATACTTTTGTACTAGTTTGTCCTGAACTGCCTGATTCAGTTGTCATATCAGCAACACGACTTTGAACATTACGTTCCTTATCACTAATAGAAGCTGTAGATCCTTGTTGTCTTTGAGCTTTAAAGTTAATAAGTAGTTCGTCTGCTGCTTCTAAATCTAGGTTATTGTTAGCACGACCGTACAAATCTATACGAACATTTGATGAATTTACCCACTCGTTAAACTCTGGAGTTGCGACCACTTCTATATAGTCAGGGTGCTTACTCTTTAAATCTTGCTCTGCGGTAACAGCATTAGATTGTGTAAGTTTGTCCGTGACTGGTTTTAGACGTTGGTCTACCAGTTTACCAATGGATTCTATTGGGTTATCGTAGTCAAATTCGACAGATTCGTCTACTTTAGTAGGCTCTACTGTTTTTGAATCTAACTCACGTTGTACTAATTGGTCAGCTAACTTCCTCGCATTACCGAGTTCTTGTGCTTGCTTACCATATGATTTTTCAAGTTCGCTATAAGACTTTGCTACATCTTCAACAGACTTGTTTTGAAACTTAGAAGGTATCTGGTAATCAGGCTTCTCAGGTTCAGTGTTAGTATTTTCATTTTCTTCTGGTGTAGATTCTTCTACGTATAAATCACCTGTTGCAGGTTCTGTTTCATTTACTATTCTATCTTTATCTTTGTTGCTCATTTTTATATGCTCCTATGTGTCTTTTATCCCATGTAGCTGCTGCTGTAGGGAAGTCACCTGTTACTCCTTCCAACACAAACTGAGGTGAGCTTATAATAAATCCACTTAGTTTGTTACAAACTGGACAGGGCTTTGGTGCTTGTCTGTCGTTCATTTTACATGTGTAAGTAAACTTACCATGCTCCTTACATCTATACTCATATATCATTTTTCTTCTTCTTCTTCAGTTTCTTCTACATTTTGAGTCATAGATACTTCTAAATTTAGTACCATATCTAATACATTAACTGTACCGTTTATTACACCTGCTTTAAATTCAGTATCTATTTCATATGGTGCTTTAGTAACTACTGCATCTTTATATTGTTGAACTGTAGTTAACCATTCTTTCCAGATAGGTGTACTAAACATTTCAGTATATCGTTCATATGTCTCTTGTTGGATCTTGTCCATTCATAACTCCTTGTGGTTGTGCTTGCATTTCTGCTTGTTGCTGCATCATTGCTTGCGCCTGTTGTTGTTTGTCTTTGTTAGATAACATCATTTCGTTAATGAGTTGTAGCTCATCCATGAATCCTTTATTGCGTACATTTTCTGTATCTGACTCTGCTTTTTCTGCTTGAGCTAGATTAAGTACGCCCTTAGTTTTCTTGAATACTGCATCATTTTTAGCAATGAAGTCCTGAGTTTCGGCTTGTTGTTGTGCTAGTTGTGCTGCTTGTGCCTGTCCATCCGGTTTAGGTTGCATTGCTTCTTGTAGTTTCTGATCAATCATTGGAATCATTTCTTCTCTATTAGAGATAGTACTTAATTGATACAGTGACTTAATTAGCATCCAATATCCTACACTGTCTGGCTGAGTTGTATTAAGTAGTTGTACTATCTGTTGTGTTTCTACTTCCCTTGCCATAATGCCAAGACTAGAATTAACAACAAAATGTAAATCTACCAGTGGGTACTTGTCGGGGTCAGCTTGCATGTATCTCCAAGCAGACTTTTTAACAAATTCATCTAACAGGTTAACTTCTATATTTAGTAGTGTGCGTTTGTTTCGTTTAATAGAAGCACTAACTACCATACCCATATTACCAGTTGTTTGATTAGGGTTTTGGTTTCTGGATTGTGCTTGAAAAGCACCTGTTCCCATTTCAACCATACGTTCTAAATCACCTGACTGATTAAAACTAGAAGGAGGTGGTGGGTTAAAGTTAATAGGAGCTATACTCTCTGCTATAGAACCATTAGTAAATATGGTTCTGCCGGGGTATACCTTAAATTTAGTGTTTAAATCACGAGGTACAAGGCTTGCGTTTACTCCAATCATGGGTGCTACGGCAAAAGCCATTGCGTCAATCCTCGCTCTTAATTCTGCATCTAACGCTTTTTGAGGTGAGTATCCTTTTTCAGCCACTCCTCTTCCCCAAAATCTATTAGGAACTCTATCATGTTGATAAGCTATAATACTTCTATCGTGCATAAAGAATGGATTCTCAATAGCTCTTAACAAAACAGAATCATTTGCTATAGTTACAATAGCTTCTACCATTCCTGCTTCGTCTTCAGGTGAGTCTTGTGTCATTTCTAACTCTTCTTCAATGACCGAACCAATAGGGTCTAACATACTCTTAGGTACTTTACCATGATACTCTGTTATTTTAACCCAATCTTCTTTGCTAGATGGTGTAGTTTCCCCGTAAGCAGAGAAGTTATCATCATCTGAGTAGCTTCCTAACTCTACATTTGCATATATTCCTGACTTTTGTTTAGCTTCTATTTTATGAACATTGCTACGCATTACATGAGCGCAACCAATTGCATCGTCTATATTTCTAGCTAGTGGATCTATTACAAACTCACGGGGATCTATTGGAATTAACTTAACGCATGGATATAACTTCTCTTCTGATGTTAGCGTTCCATCTTCATTCTGTATTGGTACACGATTTTTACGAGATTCAACTACTACTTTAGCAATACCAGTGCCGTATATAGCACCGTTTAATATTACTTCTGCAATGTTAGCAGGTACTTTATTAATGTCGTATTCTTTCATTAAAGTAGACAAAAACATATCCATGCTTTGTCTTTGTTGCTGATCGTCTATAGTAGTTCTATCTATATCTAACCATTTCTTTTTAGAAAACAATGCTTCTTCTAACTCAGCTACTGTAGCTTCTATAGCTTGTTGTAACGCAGGTGCAATAATTCTACTACGCTCACTACTTCTAAGTTTATCTTCTGACTTCCAAATACCACGCCATAGCCTGTAGTACTCATCCCATTTATCTTTGTAGTTATTATCTCGGTAGTCTTCCCATCCTTCACAGTGACCTATAACCCAAGCTACTAGAGGGTCTCTTCCTTTACTTTCATTATTATTAGGTAGTCTATTCATATTATCCCTTTAGTATCCTGCAAAGTCATCCATCATTTCCCATGTGTCAACAACAGATTCATCTATATAACTAGTTACTGCTATCTGGTCTATATAAGCTAGTGCATCGAGCATATCGTCATGTGTTAGTGGGTTAGGAAAATCTAATGCTTGCTCTGCTAGTTGCTTTAGATAAGTTCCTGCGGTAAACGATACTCTCCCATGCTCTAACCGTCCTTGTAACGCCCATGTAACTCTATCTATCTTACGTTGACCACCGTGCGTTAACTCTACTGGTGTGAAATAGATGTTAAGTCTTCTCATTTGGTCAGAGAGGTATGGCATAATGGCGTTCTTTAAACTACCACCCTCAATTCCTAATTTCATTGGTCTATATTTCTGATAAGCCTTTATAATTTTAATACTAGTTTCTCTTACATCCCACCGTCCTACTTGTATATCCTCAACATGCCAACCATATTCACCTACTTTAACTATTGCTATAGCGTGTTGATCTAACCTTGCTAACCTACTCTTACTCTTTTTAGCAGTGTCTCCAAATCCCGCAGGGTCAACTGCTATATAATAGTTACCGCCTTCTGGTGTTTCTTTTATAGTTGTAAACATGTCAGGTTGGAATACTGCACCTCCACCTACATTAAAACTAGCTTCAAACTCCTGTCTAAATACATCAGCACTTAACCTTCCTTTCTGGTTTTCTATTTCTTTCTTTGGAATAAAGGGGTTGTCCATTGATTTAAACTCAAAACATGCCCAATCTTCATCACGTTCACCTTGTTTTAATAACTCATAAAAGTGATTCTTACCTTTAGGTGTACCTATAAACAAAGCACCACCCTCTACATCTGCTAGTGTAGGTGATAATATTTCTTCCCACACTTGTGGTTTCATGTCTGCATATTCATCAAGAACCACATAAGATAAGCCTACACCTCGTAGAGTATCAGGTCTATCAGACCCTTTTATATGTATTTCTCTACCATTTATTAACTTTACTACACCTGTATTTTCTAATGTTTGTTTAATTACACCCTCACCAAGTCCTTTGATGAGCTTCCACATAATATCCTTACCCTGTTGGAAAGTAGGAGCAACATAGTAGACTACTATATCCTCTCCTAGTTCATATCCTAATTCATTCTTGTTTTTTAATCCCTCTATTAGTAAGGTTACTGCTGATAGGTATGATTTTCCAAACCGTCTACCGGCAGCACATACCTTAAACCTAGAGTTAGTTTCAAATATCTCTAACTGGGGTGGGTGCAATTCAAACTTTAGTTCGACAGTATGTTCCTATTATTTCTTAAACACTTGAGCAATCTTCTCGCCACTTCTACCTACCACATAACCACCTAACCCTATTTTTAGTAATTGCCACAGGTCAGGAGGTAACTCTAATAGTGGTGCTTCTATCCAAAACAAACTAAGATATGGATATACTAAGTAGTTATTTGCTATAATAATAACAAAAACTAGCATGGTAATAGGTCTCCACTGCGCTGTTAGTTTGTGTTCTGACTGAGCTTCTGCTATTATAATATCAGCTTGTTTTTCAAACTCTTTGAATGAACCATCTAACATCATACTATTTAACTTAGACTGAGCTTCTACTTGCTTGTCTTTGTTAGGTAGTACTCTTTTTATTACTTCACCTATTATAGGAAACAATGCTGCAATCATTTATTTAATCCTAGCCTTTTTGGTTTTTTAGTTTTCGTTAGTTTTTTACCATATTTCTTATTCATTATAATATATTTCCTGTTTATGTAATTACCACTTTACTTTATTTGCCCAGTATGCTGCACTAGTTTTACCTTTAGCTATATTCTTAGCGTGTCTAGCTTTAAACGCTTTGTTTCTAGCTGTCCCATCAGGACTACCTTTTACTCCAGCTTGTCCAAACCTAATCATACGATCTTTACCATTATCTTTTATAAGAACTACGTGTGACTTACCACCTTTGTTAGATGCTTTTGGTTGATTATATCCTGAAAAAGTTTCTCCCCTGTACTCTATAGTCATACTTTAATTCCTTGTATTATTTTAGTTCTTTCAATGTTGCTTAAATTAATCCAATTTGATATTTCATCTTTTGTTCTGTTACACCCTGTACATATATTGTGTTCATTTAATAAACACACATTAATACATGGAGTTTCTATATCATATGTGTAAATGTTAATACGTCCAACAGTTAGGTCTAGGAGATTCTAACTTATCATCTATATGTATAAATCTATTTTTTCCTTTTTGTGAAATACCTACTCCATTAAACCTCATTAAGAATATAACTCTAAGTAATCTATGTGCTTCTTTACCATTACATTTTATATCTACTGCATTTCCTTTGGTATGGGGTGAGTCTGCAACTCCTCCCACTCTATCATTATGTTCCATACATCTATAGGCAGAGTTGAGTACGATAGGTTTATTGTATCTGTTTCGTAACATATCGAGTTTTTCCATGAACACACTGTCCATGTCGGCTGTATTACATCCACATTTGCATTTAAGTTCTTCGTGTGTAAAATAAGTACTCTCCATTTTATATATCATCCTTGTTCTTTAGAGATTCTGGTTTTATCCATACTGTTGTGTCAGTATCGTCATCATCCTTGTCATCAGACTGTGTTGTTACGTCTATTACTTCTTTTTTCTTAACGTGATGCACCGTCATAAAACTATATATTCCTGTCCAACCTTTTCTTTGTGCGTGTCCTCGTAGTATGTCGTACACCATTTGGTTAAGTAAAGCACAAAATATTCCAGTCACAATAGTAGCTTTTAATGTTAGTGGTGGTATTGACAACAAATGTTCACCAACTTCTTGCAAACTGTACTGACAAAAACACCCAGATAAAAACCCTGATAAAAAACTAAATCTATATTGCAGTTTTACACTATAAGGTTCACATCCACTTTTATAATTAATACGTTTCCAGTATATAGTCGTAGCTATAGCTAGTACGCACCCAACAAAGAATGGAGATATTGCTAATATAGTATAAGCATACCACGGCATTTGAGACACATTTGAACCAACTGACGCAGCATAGGCTAACGCTTCTTCTATCATTACTCTTTAGGATATTTGTCTTTAACAGCCTTGACAACTACCTTCCAAGCATCAATGTCTTTATAAATCATATCAAGTTGATCTCCTGTCGAAGGATACTCTGCAACTCTTTTTGGAATATATGCAGTAGCATCTAAATGAGCTTGGTATTCAGTATCATACCCGTCAATTAAATCTTGAGTTAGTGTTGGCAATGAAGTATTCCATTCTGTAATAACGCCTTCTCTAGTGCATATGCCACCTACATTTGGGTGTTTCCAAGATAATGCTTCTGGCTTAACTACTGTTATACTCATGGCGTGTACTCCGTGATTGTTATTGATGAAGCAGCGACACCGCCATATTTCCTACCACTACTTACACCATTAAAGGTTGTAGTAGTTGAAGCTGCCGAACCTACTCTTACTTTAAAAGTTGTTTCAGAAACTGTACCTGCCGTCATATAATGGCTAAAGTTGTCTACTGTACGCCAATCAGCCGTTGCATTAAGTTCTACTGCTGCAAGTGCATTAGCTGTTGAATCTTGAAATAATGCAAGTGTATGTGTGTTTGATGCAGCGTCAGCACCAAACCAAACGACTTCTATTTTTAGTTTATTAGATGCACTCTTAGGACTAATTGCAAGCGACATATACTGATCACCTTCATCGTTCTGCGGTATGGAATCATCGGATGGCATAACGGTTGTTCCTGTAGCAACCGCACTGTTTGTCACATTAACTACTTGAACTACTTGTTGTTTGGTAAATCCACCTGCTTCATTCTTTGCCGTGTCATACTGAATAAGATCGGTAGTCACAGACGTAGTTGCTGCAACTGTTGCCGTTGATACTGATGCACCTGTTATTGTTGTAGTCATAGTTTTACCTTAAAAGGAATAATGAATGTTTATCTTACCTGCATCAAAAGTATTAGGATTAACAGAGGTAAGTCTTATTTGAGTTAGTTCTGCTGACAATGATTTAGACCCTGCTACACTAGTTAACGCTTGTCCAGTTTGATGTATATTTCCTGCTGCAACCCAAGTAAATGTGCTTGCATCTAAAAGTTTTATAGTAACAAACCCATGACTTAGTGTAGCTGCTGCAACATCAACAGATAAAGTAAAACCTGCTGTGCCTGATGGAGTTGTACCATCGTGAGTATTAGTTGCAACGGCAGCATAACCAGACGTTTCTATACCACCTGAGTCTCCTAATTGAAGTAAGTAATCGGTAGTTCCGTTAGTACTCATACCATCAAGCATAAGTGTAATCTCTTTTACACCTGCGGGAATACTTGTAAAATCTTTAGTTGTTCCAGAGGTAGTTGCTACTACTGTTCCTGCAACTTGTTGATACTGGCTACTAGGTAGAGTCGTTGTTGTATGTACTGTTTGATCTGTACCTGCGTCATTCGTAAACATTAAAGTGTTTGGCGTAGCATCATCGACCCATACCTGCCCAGAAGCTCCTACCTCTGCCAATGCAGCAGCTTGTTCTTTTAGATATAAAGAACCTGTGCCTGTTATTTTGCTAGTCATATATAGTACCTTTATTTAGGATATTTTTCTTTAACTGCTTTACACGCAGCGACATATGTAGCTACTTGGTCTGTATCTTCTTTAACAATACCATCAAGATAGTCAGCCATAGGCGGGTATTCTCTTCGTCTATTTTCAAGCACTTGTGCTGCTGCTTCTGTTGCTAGTGCAGTCGTAGTGTATGAGCTTAGATCATCATCAGTAGGCTGCGCTACACCCTCTACATACCATGCTTTGAAATTAGATTCTCCATTTAATCTATAATAAGAATCGGTGCTTCCAGAAACTGTTATGTCATTGGCTTTTAAATAAAGATTTATTGCATTAATATTCATAGTTATATCTCGTATTGTATGTTTATCATTCCTGCGTCAAACGCATCACTGCCGTTGACGGTTGTGTAAGTAATTCGATCAAGTGCTGCACTTAAAGATTTAGAGCTTGCAGAAAGAGTCAATTGATTAGTGGTCTGCCCAGATATTACTAACATACCCCAAGTATTAGTAGACGCATCAATCAAGTTTAGCACAACAGTTCCATTGCTCGTATCCGCAGCTTGAGTAATTGTAATTCTCATGCCATCACTGATGTTTCCTGTCGATGAACTAAAACCACCTGATGACACAAGAGCTTGCGCTCCAAGATAACCACTAGTCTCCAACCCACCGCTATCCCCTATGAGAATCCTATGATTAGAAGTGCCATTAGTTGACACCCCTTGCATTGATAAAGTAACTCGTTTTACTCCTGCGGGCACGCTAGTGAAGTTTATCGCAGTGCCACTAGTTGAAGCTACTTTAGTTCCTTGTATTACTTTAACGGCATCAATTTGTGTTGTGTTTGCTACATGAACATCAGTACCTGCATCGTTAGTAAACATAAGAGTGTTAGGAACTGCATCGTCTACCCAAATCTGTCCGTCACCTGCTACGTCTGCTGCTGCACTAGCTCTTTCGGTTAGGAATATAGACCCATCACCAGTTACTTTAGCTGTCATTTTAAATAAATCTCCACATTATACTATAGTCCATACTTCACCAGTACCTACAGTTACTGTTACTCCGCTTGCAACGGACACTGCACCAAATGAACCTGCGTTATATCCATTAGTAATGGTGTAGTCAGTAGTAACAGTCTGTTCATTTTCCCAGAAAATCTTATCACCACCTGCTCCTGTAGCACCACCACCCGCAGCTTCTGCCCATTTAGTTCCACTAGCTGCACTAGAGTCTGCTGTTAATACATGGTCATTAGTTCCCACTGCCAATGCTACTGGGTCTGTAGTACCATCTCCAACTAACAAAGAACCTTTAGCAGTAACGTCTAACGCTGTTATTGCACCCGCACCACTACCCAAAAGAACAGCACCATCTGTAAAAGTACTAGCTCCAGTACCACCTTGTGCTACTGTTAAGTCTGTAGTTAGTCCAGATAAAGAAGTTATATCACTATTAGCTCCTCTAGTAGCAGCACCTAACGAAGTTAATGCAGTTGCTCCACTTTCTAACACAAAGTTAGAGCCATCACCTACTATAATAGCACTATTTGTAGGACTTAAAGCTGATACATCGGTTAATCTTGCGTTAAACGCTTGTATATTTGTCCCAATAGTCCATCCTACGATAGACGAAGGAGTTAACGCTCCTGTGGATACTGCTCCAACTAAAGTACTTGCTCCATTTACTTTAAATGCACCTGTAATTAATCCTGTATCAGAGGATGTAGGAGCTTGTAGTTGAGGCGTACTCTCATCAAGAGCTATTAACTCTAATATTGACATAGTTTAACCTTGTCCTTTTCCAGATTTTGTCATCATACTATATTGTGATTGTCCTGTAGAAGCGACCTTTACATCATACGTTTTGCTGCTGTTTAGTGTACCAATTCCTGTCATTTTAGGTGCTTCTTGGTACATTTTTTTATTACCTTTCATATTAAATTTTCCTCTATTTATTGTTAATATACATAGTTACTTCAAATCCAAATCTAATATCTTCATAGTTTGGTTTATCCCACATACTAAGTCTCCTCTTCTATTAATTCTGCTTCTATAGTTTCTTGTTGTGTTATCTTAGTACCTTGTACTACAATGGTAATGCCAGAATTGCTCTGGCTTGCTGTACCGTCTGATGCCTTTATTGCAGGTAATACCCTGTCCCAAAGTATCTTGAGGCAGGTGGAGTCACCTTCCTCTGCTAATTCTATTGTCTTGTTTACAATAGGTTGAAACCTATTTAGAACATCTGTCATTATACCATTCTTTGCTGCTTCTTGTAGCAAAGTTAATGTGTTCTTACTTCCTTTAGGTCTACCTCCTTTATTACGAGGAGGTTCTGTTAGTCCACTGTTTTGGCTCGGTACTTCCTGTGTACTCTCGTTTGAGCTTTCTATAGAGTCTTTTATTATCTTTGTCGTAGTCATCTGCAATAGTTCTCAATCTCTTGGCTATTTTGTTATTCATCGGATACTACCAGTTTGAGGTGACACTCTTTTGTTTGATCTAGTTCCTTATCTGCTTCTTCTAAGATCTGATCTAACAGTTCAGTGGCTAACTCTAATCTTTCTATAGCTGTCATCATACTTCGCTGTAGTCAAATCTTAATGTACCTGTAGCACTAGAACCTAATGTTATGTGTATGCCATTGAGTAAATGTATTCCCGCAGGAAACTCAAAGTTAGTGTTTATAGCTGTACTAGCTTTTATATCTAAAACTAGAGTACCACCTGTACCATCTCTTATTTCCATATCTTCTGTAGCAGTAGCTGTAATACAGTGAATGTTGTATAAAATAACTGGAGTAGCTACAACTACACTAGTTCCTGTACCGTGGGCATATACCTTGTATTTTACTAATGCGTGATTTACTTGTCCCATTTATAAAGTTCCTTTTATTATACCTATATAAGTATTTATTTATATATATCTTATAAGAGATCCTATAAGTATTTAACAACTATACTATTATTATATCATATAATCTAAGCTGTGTCAAGTAATATTTCTATAAACCTCAGTTTTTTTTATAGATAGATTATATCTGATCGTATTGGTATTACTAATCAATAGTTTATAAAGATATGTTAGTTAAGTATGTCTAGTAGTTATACTATTATTATATCATATATTTAATCAAATGTCAAGACTTATTTGCTATTACTTTTGTTGTATTATTACAACACACTAGTTTAATACTACGATACTAAACTTTTATTATCGTTGCATCAGTAGCACTACATTAGCTCTCAGGGGTATTCTCGCTTTGTTTTAGGGTTGAGTATAATTACCCCTTTCCCAAAGTCTACTCTCAAGTGTATATTGGTTAATATATATAATTTATTACGCTATATATTATCCCACCCCCCCTAAAAGTTATCCACAGGATACTAACAGGTTATCCACAGGATATCCACAGGTTACTAACAGCTTATCCACTACCCGAGAAGTTATCCACAGGATATTAACAGCTTATGCACAATCTGGAAAGTTATCCACAGCTTTTCCACAGACTTACTAACCGTTTCAGAAGTTATCCACAGTCCATCCACAGTGCTATAATAGAACGGTCAGATATTGTACGATACTTATCCACAGAACTAGGTATGCACCAAAACAGTGCAACCAATGCACCATAATGGTGCGAGGGAAAGTTAAGAAGGG